ACCTTAGCTTCTCTTATATCGCTAGTATACATTGAAGTGCCAAGTTCATCTGCGACGTTATATTGGATTGGGTTGGCTTCTTCTTTCATTATGTAAGTTCCACCTTCCAATTCTTGTGCTTCACCACTTTTAATTAAACTTTTCCATAGGTACTCAGCATCTTGGGTGCGTCTTTTATCAGAAAATAGAGGACCCATTTCTTCATGAGCCATACGGTACATTTCTTTTCCAATACCATACCCTCTATAATCAGGAACTACAGTTACTTGATCTACTTTAACTCCTTTATCTTGAGGTATTACTCTTAATTTACCAACTACTCTACCACCAAAATTGGCAAGTACTACTTTATAATTACCTTGGTCCTTAATTTGAAAACTGATTGTTTCTTCGTTTTCGTTGATGTTTTCTTTTTGTTGAAAGTTAGAAGAAACACCACCTGTAATAAATTTACCTGTTACTTTGAATGGTTTTGGAGAAATTGATTTGTCTCTAATTACTACACCTTCATGGTCATTTACAGAACCCATTGGTGAGTCAAGTACATCTAAAATAGCATCTCCTAATTTTTCGGTTGCTAAATATGTTACAGCACCTTGGATAGCCTTTTTAGTGTCTTGTTCATTATCAAATAAATCATCTACGTTTTCACCCCCAAATACTGAAAAGTATACTTGTTTACTTAAAGCACCTACATCCTTAGTTTTACCATGTGGGATGCCCTCTATATTCATTTTAAGGCGATCAGTTTTAGGAATATTATCTAACCCCTTTAACCAATTTTTAAGTGATTTGGTTTCTTTTTTATCTGTAAATTCAACAGTATATTGAGTATTAAGTTCTTTATTAAAATCAGGTGATTTAGTAAATTTAGTAGGTACTGAGCCATATACTTCAAATCCTTTCTTTTCGGCAAAAGTAGCTAATTTATTGATATAAGCTTGTAAATCGGCTTCATTATAAGGTTGTTCAGTAGTTACTCGTTTCATAAGTGGGCCACGTTTACCTTCAACCTCTTTCATTTCGATTTTTAACAAACCATGAATCGCGAGGAAATTCTTTTCATAATCTTGTACGTTAGTTTTACCCGTAACATACTCCATGTTAAACATAACGTTTGGATCTTCCCATAACCCTAGTTTTGTGAGTTCCGATTCTGTGTTTTTAAGAGCAGCATTAAATATATCTAATACATCCCCACCAGCTTTAATCATACCGTGACCCGCTCCAAATCTATCCTCTAAATCAGCTTTAGTTATACCTTTAATATCGAGTTCTTTTTTAGAACCTCTATCCATTACAAACTGACGTTTACCATCAAAATTTCCTAATCTAATAGATGCATTTACACCATCGATTTTTACAGCACCTGGTTCTTTTTCTAAACTACCAGCTGCTTTTTCGAATGTTTGAATAAGATCATTTCCGTTTGTTACGTTTGGGAGATCAAATGGGTGGGCCATGTGTCCGGCAGCACCACCTTCTGTGAGTACTTCATCTATTACCCCACCCCACCATTCTTTAGAGAATAATTTAGTTTCTTTCATTGATTTCTTTTTGGCTGGATTATCACCACCATATATTTTTCCTAAATGAAATGTTACATCACTTACATCTTTTGCTCTATAGATGGGTGATTGAGTACCATACATTTCATTTTTCTGGTTTTTTAAACGTTCAGTTTTTTTCTTAGATGCTTCTTTCCTTTGTTCAGCATATTCTAAGGCTGTTTTTAGACGTTTTTTAACTGCTGGGTCTTTTGCTCTATTGTAAGCGGCTCTTACTCGTTGGTGTATTAAGTTAATAATCTGAGATTGACGAGCGTGTGATTTAGCTTTAAATGATTTTTTATTTAAAGTATCAACTATGTCTTGTCTAGAGGAAAATTTAACTTTAACTGTGTCTTTAGGATTTTCATCAGTGTAAAGTCTACGACTAGACCCCTTAGGTTTTTTACCCGTGCCTTTTTTAGGATCGGCTTCATTGATTTTATCTTGTACTTTAACAGTTCCAACCATATCAGCTGATAAATGGGGGTCGCAGTGGTATTTATATAATCCTGGTTTTGTAAAGGTAAAACTATAAGTCCAACCTGAACCTACTTTATTACCAAAACTTTCAGGGTTATTTTTATTTCTGGGGTGAGACTTTTGTCCATTAACATTATGTACTCCTTCTTTATTTATCCATTTAACAGTATCACCTACATTTATAGTAATATCTTTGGGTTCAAAAACAATACCCTTAGCTATTACCTTATGTGTTTTTTTACTTTCATCGATAGTTTCTTTTAGATAAGGATGGAATTTCATATAAACCTCCATAGCATCTGGTTTAATTGATTGACCATCTACCTCTATTTCTACGGGATATACCTGTATATCGTCTCCGTACCAATAATTCATTTTGTAACCACCTTCATTTGAAAGTTCTACAATTAATCCCCTATCGTAATCAGCTTCCTCAGCTTGGAGTATTATTTTTTGACCTCTAGGAAGAACTAAATCTGTTTGGGGTAATATACCTTCGTTAAGATTTTGTGATGGCTCACCTCCATATACTTTTTGTGTTGTGGGGTTGTTATTTTCGCCTAATATTTCCTCTTCTTTTAATCTTTTCTCCGCTACTTTATAATCTACTACTCTGAAAAAATCACTAATGTAATTTCCTCTTTTAGATTTGTGTTTTAGATAGTATGAATGTTCCCAAACATCCATTGCAATTAAAATTTCACCTTTAAAATCTTTATCTAAATAAGGATTATCTTGGTTAGCATAAGATTCAATAACTAATTTATTACCTTTTTTAATTAAAAATACCCAACCAGAACCAAACTGCTTTAACCCAGCTTCTTTAAATTGGTCTTTAAACTCAGAAAATGAATTAAAGTTTTCCTCTAACATTCTTCTAAATTTAGCTGAGGGTGCCTTATAGTCAGGTGTCATGTTTTCAAAATACAAAACATGGTTATAAAAACCTCCACCATTGTTTTTAATAGTGTTGTTTTTAGGATATTTACCTAATATTTTTTGAATAGCTTGAATTTGATCTTCGGCTTCTACTCTAATTTTCTTTTTATCTAATTCAGTATTAAGTTTATCAGTGTATCCTTTAAAGTGCTTATCAAAGTGTTCTTCCATTGTTTCCTTATCAATATAAGGTTGAAGAGAAGTATATGAATAATTTAATTTAGGTCTTTTAAACTTCATATCCTGTTTTTGTTCTTTTAATGGTTTATATCCTGAACCAAAAGGAGCAGCTTTACCATCATGGTTAGGGGCTACATTTTCTTTCTTTGCACTAAGGTTAGTAGTTGTTTTTAAAGTTTTAGCTAAAGTAAGTGCTTTATAGTATTTTTGGTTTTTTTCACTCCTATTTTTCATTTTCTTAAGGCGTGCTAATTCTTTATTAATTAGGGATAAAGGAATTTTTTCGCCTTTAGGAATGTTTAAACGTTTTCTAACAGTACCTTGTTTTAGATTACCCGCTTTTTTACCTTTAGCGGCCATCTTTTCGTAAGTGTCACCTTCAATTAAATCTTCTTCATATAATTTTCTAGTTAAAGTACCTTTAATATAGTCAGGTACAGGAACCATTTGGTCACCTTGTTTACGGAATACTTTATTTAATTTCTTAAGATTCTTTTGATGTTTAGCAAGTTCTTGTTTATTCATAGTACCTGCCATCATTTCACTAAGGGCGGAAGATACTAAATTCCATGCTTGGTCTTTTTGTTCGTCTGTAAGGTGGTCAGGTAAGAATTGTTTGAACGAAGCTTCATCTCCATCTTTAATAAAACCACGCATTTGGGTACCTGACACACCACCTGCCTGAGGTGGGACCAAAGTTGTTTCAAAATTAATTCCTCTGGGTTCAGCAAACTTACCTATATTAGCATATCTTTTATCTTCAAGATCTTTTTCACCTAACCCTAAATATACTGTTGAGTTTTCTGGTGCTTCAACCTCTACAAAATCATATACATCCTTAACGGGAGATGGAGAAGTTGAAGATAAGATTGTAAGTTTTTGAGCTGCTGGATCAGAATCAGTAGAACGATATAAATCCCATAATTCAAGGGAAATATCTCTAGTGATGCCTTCACGTTCTTTGGCACCAACTTTTACTACTACAGTATCAGCATCTGTGTTTTTGGCTAACCATTTAGCCATATTGTAGTGACCCGCGTGGGGTGGTTTAAAACCCCCGGGTAAAAGTGCAATTTTTTCCATTAACTACGTAGTTTGTTAATAAATATAAGCTACTGATACAAGATTTTCTTTTGTATGAAAGAAGAGTAAGTTAATGGTTTTGCACTTTCTAACACACGTTGCATATCTTCAAATCCAATATCGCTTGGGTCCTTTTCTTCTAAATCTAGCAAATAAACTTTCTTACCATACCCCATTAATTCTTTAGCATATCTCATTGCATCCTTAAGTGCATCTCTATCAAGTGCAAGGTATACCTCTTTACAAGGGGCTGTAAGTAGTTTTTTATATAGTTGTTGGTTTATTTTTTTACCAAATAAAGGTATAGCGTTTCGTTTAATTGCCATAGCATCAAACGCACCTTCACATATAATAACTGGCATATCCCAGTTTATAAACATTTCAAACCCAACCATATCCTTAGACGTGGGAGATAATTTGTGTTTAAAATATGCGCTTGATTCAAATGAACGTCCAACCCAGTAATTTAAGAATCCATTTGAATCGTATGAAGGTATAATAATCATTTCAGCTAATTCACCTTCTTCAGCATAGCCAATATTATATTTGACCATGTCTTGTTTAGTGACTCCTCTTTTTTCAAGGTATGAGATGGCCTTTTTTCTTAGTATGCTGTTTGATTGGCGAATTAATGGGATAAATCCTTTTGGTATCTGAGGTCCGTCTTTTTTCTTGGCCTTAGGTAAGGATTTAAAGTTATATTGCTTATCAATGTCTGCAAGCTTACTAAATAGAGATGATGGTGCTTTAGCTATTTTAAGTAGTTGAATTGCTCTTGCACCTTTATACCCACATACCCAACATTGAAATTTTTGAGTATGAATGTTGAGAGTAAGTTTAGGTTTGTGGTGGCTACATTTAGGGCATTTGAATACAGCTTCATCTCCGCCTCGAGCTCTTTTGGAGGGTCCAAGGACACCTTGTAGTAAAGTAACTAATTGTTCTCCCTTCATAGGTGGGAATATACGAAGAATATGTTAGGATGCAAAATCTTTATCGAAAAACTTTCCTAGGATATTATCGTTAAGGTATTTTTTGTCTTCTAACACACCTAGTGAAAATTGAAGTTTACATTCTAGGTATGTAAGTTCTTTTTTATTGAAAGCAAACTGTAGTATCTTATGTGATAAATCTTCAGGGCATTCCTTAACACAGTCCTTGATAAACCCATGTGATCCATAGTAGGTTTTCCAATCACTTTCAACTTGGGTTTGTTTGTGGGTTGGTTTTCTACCTGGACCTGTTTGTTCGGCTAGTTCTTTTTTGGTGAGTTTCTTTTTACGATTATACATTAGTGATTTTTTACCAATGTATTTTTTACCTGTTGGGATGTGGATTGTTTCGTAAATAAAACCGAAAGCACCCTCCGGCATGTCTTCAATGCCGTGGATTTCTTTATCATTATAAAACCACATAACTTATTTTTTATT